AGGAAAAATAGAATGGCTAGTATAATGATAAAAATAAGTGAACAAAATGTAGATGTTGAAATAGAACCCGAAGATATTTTCACTTCCTCAGTAAATGAGGATAAAGATTTTGCAAATTATTTTTTTAGACAAATGAAAGAATATCCTCAAAAATATAAGGAATTTTTAGAAGAAAATAATCTTAAAGAACATATAAAAAAAGATAACTTGTTTGATGAGGAAAAGATAGAGAAAGCAATACCCTCACAAATTCATGGTAGGAGAATAAGGAAAATAATTGCTCAAGCTATCACCAAAAAACTAATTGGTAAGGGGAGCTAAAAAACACTTAAAAAAGAGAGGTCAAGAATGTTTGGAATAAAAAGATTAGAAAAGAAAAAAGAAATAGAGGAAAGGAAAAAAGAATTATGGAGTTAAAATATGAAAAAAATAAAAAAAAAATGTAAATAATATGGACAAATTGGCAAATATCTTTACAATAAATACTGTAAATAAAGTTTTTACAGATGTTACTAATAATGTTAGTTCTAGTGCGGAATATGGTGGTAACACTTTAACTTATATTTCTAGGGGAAAACTATATTCTACTATTTATGTTCAATTAGCTAACTATTTTAGGATAATTAAGGAATTAAAAAAGGATGATATTATAGTAGACATAGGATGTGGATGTGGTGAATTATTTACTGTTATGAGAGAAAATCTTAAAGGTAATCCTTATGTAGGGTTTGAGATAAATGATACTAATATTAACAAATTGAAGAAAAAATTAAAAAAACCTGATAGAGAGAAGTTAATAAAATATGATGTAACTTTACCTCTTCCAATAAAAACAAATACTGTAAATATTTGTACAGCCAATTTTTTATTAGAACATATGAGTAGAGATAGTGCATTTTCTCTGTTTAGAGAGATGGTAAGAATAGTAAAGGAAAATGGATTGATATTAATTACATTACCAATACGAAAAGATGGAGAGGAGAATGAGAGACAAAAACATATTTATGAATGGCATTTGTATGATATTGATGACTTATTAAAAGAGATTGATAACGTAATTCTTGAGGAAAAATATATGTGTAAAGTTAAAATACATGATATTTTAAATAGTAGATATAAAGATATTTATATTAAACTAAAAAGTAAAATAAATCCAATATTTATAGGAATAGTATTTGCTCCTTTATTTAAGAATAAAGGTAGAGATATTTTTCTAAAATTCAAGAAGGTTAATAACAAGTTATATTAAAGATGAAGGAGATTTGGATGACTTTGTCAAGATTTGTTTATTTTGTATGGGGATTGGTTGTTTATCATATGGTGAAGGAAATAATAGAGAGATAAATGGGAAATTATATAGAATTATTGGTAAAATCAGAAGAAAGAAGAAAAGCTTTGAACTATTCCTTTAGAGAAAGGATGAAAATAACTGATAAAATTATTAGAACTTATCTCTCTCTTGCTAAATATCCTGTCATACAGTTCTCTGGAGGAATAGATAGTTGCTTTATGGCATATTTGATACATAAGATAAATCCTAATGTTCCTTGCGTATTCAACGATTGGGGGTTGTTTTTTCCTGAACAAGAAGAATTTTGTATTAATTTTTTTAAAAATTATAATTTTAAATATTATATAAGCAGGAGCAATTGGGATTATAAAAGATTTTTTAAGAAATATGGTTTCCCTATATTTAAGGGAGTAAGACAATTTATAAATAGTAAAGATTATCCTAAGTATAATATCACTACTAAATGTAGGATGTTAAAACATAGTGCTTGGAGAAATTTTTTAAAGGAACATAAATGTGATTATTATTTTGTAGGAATATTAGCAGATGAAAGTCCACAAAGAAAGGCTTTATTTACGGGATATGGATTTGTTAGTGCAAAGAAAGGAGAACCAACAAGAGTCAAACCTATAGTATTAATTAAGAAGGAGGAAATATTTAAATATTGTAATGAGAAGAATATATTATACCCTAAAGAATTTTATAAGGATAGCTATAAAGGAAAAACTTTCTACTATACACACTGCGATTTGGGTTGTTACATCTGTACACCAAGATTTAAAGAAGAAGGATACGGAAGATTAGGAAGAAATACTAGAAAGAATCCAATATTGTTAAAAGAGACATTAGAGATGGGGTTAAGGGATAGTTTAGAAAAAATAATAAAAGATTATCCTGAAGAGAGTTGGTATATAAAGAACTATTTGGAAGAATATGATAAAATAGAAGAACCTATAACAGCTTACGATTTAGATGGAGTAATAATGCCGTTAATAAAGAGAGATAAGAAATATTTTGAACAGAGCGGGATAGAAAGAAAGTTGTTTGAAGAACAAAAGAAGAAGCATTTTATAAACTCTCCTATTACTTTAAGACCAATAGAAAGGGAATTTTATATAATTTCTAGTAGGAGAGAAAAATATAGAAATACTACAGAAGAATGGTTAAAGAAGAAGAAGGTTAATTATAAAAGGTTGATACTAATGGAGGGGGAATTAACATTTAAACATATAGTTGAACATAAGTATAAGTGGTTAAAGGAGTTAGGTGTAAGGCGATATTATGAAGATGATGAAAAAATAATCAAGGAATTAAGAAGAATGCTACCAAATGTTGAGTTTGTAAATATTAAGCAACCTGTTATTGTGCAAGAAGTTGTAGAAAATAAAAAAAATATTTTAACTTTTTTTTAAAAAAGCACTAAACATTTTGCAAAAATCCGTTATATATATTATAAGGGGAGGAAAAGGAATGGGATTATTATGGAAAACTACGATATTTATGAAGATAAAAAAATACAATTTTGTGCATATTGTCATAATATAATAGAGGAGAATGAGCCTTTTATTAATTCAAAAGGATCTGTTTATCATTTATATTGTTGGAAACAGATGAATACTTATTATGATGATTTAGATTTCTATGATGACTTTAATGATGTAGAAGATAGGGAGGAAGAGTATGATAATAGAAGAGAAACTAGATAAATTTTTGGATTTAATATACGATCAAATATCTTATGGAGGAAAGAAATATGCTTTAACTGTAGGAAGGGAAAGTACAGATGAAATATTTGATGTAGCAGGATATAAATGGCTTCTAGGAACATTATTAAAGTATAGATACAGATATATGAACTTAGCAAGAGAAAGAGATATTTTGAAAATAGCAGCATATTGTTATATTATATGGCTTAAAAGAGGTTTCTTTATTAGGGAAGAAGGAATATCAGATGTACTAGATACTGATATAGAATTAAAGAATAAATATTTTTCTACTTTCTCTAATATAATAAAAGAATATCATAAGATATATAAAATAGACCTTGATAAAGTAACTGATAAAATGGAAACGGCTTCTGCTATTATAAAAGCATGGATATATAATGGGTGGGATAATGTAAAACAGAAGATTTTGAATGAAGTTTTTTGTTTGATGTTTTATGAATGGAATAAAAAATATTCTAATATACAAAAATACAATACAGATACTTGGAATGAAAAAGAGAAGTAATAAAACTACCAATAACATTCTTAATTCTTTAAAAGAAGAGGAGAAAATAATTGTTTTTGATGGTGGTCATTATTCCCATACAGCAATTTATTCTTTTATTAAAAATAGATTTCTACCTATAGGATATACTTACTTAAATATGATAGGAGGAGATTTAAAAAGAATTTATAATAATAATGATATAATAATTATAGCTATTGATAAAGGGAAAAGTTGGAGAAAACTTATTGATGGAGAATATAAAGCTAATCGTAAAAAGATTGATAAAAGTTATTGGGAAGAAATAAATAAAATTAATGATATATTAAATTTATATACTCCTATACACGTTATAGGAGATTGGGGATATGAAGCTGATGATATTATGGCAGTTGTGAGTAAAGTTTATAAAGATAAAAAAGTTTTATTAGTTTCTGCTGATAGTGATATAGAACAATTGACTTATTATGATAATGTTTTTCTTTTCAGTCCCAAAACAAAAAGATTTAAAGATAGAATAAAAGATGTGGAAGGATTTATTCTAAAAAAAATAAAGAAGGAAGTTACAGATAATTTAATAGCACCTATAATTACTGTGGAAGATAGAATAAGAAGAGAAAGTATAGTATCATTATTAAAGTTGCCTGAAGGAGTAGAAGAGAGTATAAAGAAAATGATATCAGTATTGCCTAAAAAGAATTTTATAGAACAAAAAATTCCCTTTCGTAAGATGAGAGAAAAATTTAAACAAATATTTACTTAAATATTGGAGGTATGGTATGAAGGTTGTAGCAATAAGTAGAGATGGTATATATTATAAAATAGGAGATGATTATGATAGTGCTATTTGGTATGAAAGAGGTGAAAATTCTCCTCAATTACAGAGAGGAGATGACGTAGATGTAGAATATACAGTAAGAGAAATAAATGGAAGGAAGGTAAGAGTATTAACAAAGGTTACTAAAAATGAAAGTTCTCCTTCTATACAGAACAATTCTTCTGATGATAGAATAGTCGGTGATAGAACAGCAAGTATAGAGAGACAAGCCTTATTAAAAGCCGCTTGTCAAGCTATAAAAACGATGCCAGGTCAGTTTGCAACTGTTGATGAATTGGGAAATGATGTTATTAAATTATTTAGAAGATTAAAAGAGGAGTTTTACAGTGGTTCATAATAAATTGATAGATTATTTAAGTAAAAAAATTAAAAATTTTAGAGGTTCTAATTCTATATGCGTTTGTCCTAAATGCAATAAACCTTTGGCACAGATTAGACCTTTTTTAGGTTATAGTTTATTTTGCTTGAAGTGTGGAGATTTGGGGAATATCTATGATATTGTTAGACTAGTTGAAGAAGATAAGAAAGAGATGAGTAATGAAGAAATAGAAGAATATATCTCTAACTTATTGAATCTCAATATAATAACTAAAAAAGAAATTGATAAAATTCTAAATTTTTATAAGAAAAATAATTTTAGTTTATTAAGAATAATAAGAAATGGTAAAATTCCTGTTGAGAAAAATTGGACTAATATAGAGCATAGAGATAAGGAAGAGTGGAAAAGATGGTTAGCTGAAAAAGCAAATATAGGAGTAAGAACAGGAAAAGTATCAGGAATAACAGTTATAGATATAGATAGTAAAGATTTACCTCCTTTAATAGATAGTATAGATACATTAGTGCAAGAAACAAATAAGGGGTTTCATTATATATTTAAGTATGATGAAGAATTACCAAAAACTAGAATTGATGAGTTAAAAATTGATATTGAAAACGATGGTGGTCAAATCATTGTTTCTCCATCCAGTATAGATGGATTTGTTAGGAAAATAAATTTTAAAGATATTGTAGAAATTCCTATTGAATTGAAAGAATGGTTATTGAAGAAAATGGTTGAGCCTAAAATTACAAAAAAGATAGAAACTTATACAGAGCTAACTACAGATTCAATAGGAAGTATAGAAGAAGGAAATAGAAATAGTTTGTTAATTAAACTAGGAGGAATATTTAGAAAACAATTTTCAACAAAAGAGACTACTACTGCTCTCTCTATCATTAATAATACCTTATGTAGTCCTAAGTTGCCACAGAGAGAATTATATAATATAATAAAAAGTTTAAATAAATATACTGAGATAGATGAACGAGAGACTACATCTAAGGTTTTAGAGTATATAAAACTAGTAGGAGAAGCTACTTCTAAGGATATAGAGCAAGCATTAAGAATAGAAAAAAAAGAGGTGGATAAAATATTAAGCTATTTGCTTAAAGAAGAGTATATAATAAAAATAAGACGGTTATATAAAGCATTAAAGAAAATAGAGTGGAAAGAAGAATTTTCTAATGAAAGTAGATTAATTGATTATAAAATGCCTTATTTCTATGATGTGGCTATTTTTAGAAATTCAGACCTTCTTATTTTTGGCTCTTCAACAAAAAGGGGAAAATGTTTAGCTTATGGATATTTACTAACAAATCAAGGATTTAAAAAAATAGAACATATCGGTAAGAATAGAAAAGAAGGTATTAATAAAGTAAGCAGACATTTGCGTATTTGTTCTGCTACAAATAAAGAACATTCTTATAGAAATCCAAATTATTTTTATAAAGAAAAAGTAAATGAGACTATAAAAATTGAGACATATTATGGTTTTGATTTAGAAGGTACTCCAGAACATCCTATATTAGTAATAGAAACAATAAAAGAAAAATTAGATAAACCTAGAAAGTTTGGTAAAAGAACCATTTATTATAAAAGTAAACGAATCAAAAAATTTAAACAATTAAAAGATTTAAAAGAAGGTGATGAAGTTATTATATACTCTCCTCAATTATTTCCAACAGCACCTTATATTAGTAAATTTAATTATAAAAAAAATAAACATGTTACAAATATAAATGAAATAAATATTCCAAAAACTTTAGATTACGATTTTGCTCGCTTGTTGGGGTATATAGTGGGTGATGGTAATCTACAAAAAAATGGAATTAGCATTTATCAAGACATAAAGTATGCCAATATAACAAAGGATATTGCAGATATTGTAAAAAAAATTGGGTTGCAACCAAAAATAAAGAAACAAAAAAAATCTAATTGTTATAGAATTAAAATTAACTCAGCAATTTTATATTCTTTTGTAAAAGAAAAGGTTTTTGGAATTAAAGCTAAAAAAATTAAAAATTTAAGATTACCTTTTCGGTTTGTACCCAATATTATATTGAATGGAAGCTACGAAGTTCAAAGAGGATTTATTGAAGCTATTTTTGATTGTGAAAGTTATTTAAGTAAAAGTGGTCTGTTATCTATTAGCATGGCAAACAAAGAATTGATAAAAACTTTACAGATGATGTTATTAAATTTTGGTATTATATCTAAGTTTAGAAGCAAAAAAAATAAGAAATATAATAGATATTATTATTATTTGATTTTGCCTGTTCAAATGACACATAAATTTTTTAAAATTTTTGATACAAAAAAGTATAATGTTAATCTTATTAAGAATCCACAAAAAAGAATATACCACATAAAAAATTTAGGCAATAATCAATATAAAAAAAGCAAGTACTTTATAGATACTATAGTAAAAAAAGAAATTATACACAAAGAAAAATATGTCTATGATTTTAATATAGAAAATAATAAATATAAAGTAAACAATCAATTTTGGTGCAATGGGTTTGTAAATCATAATACTCATATTGCACTAAATTTAATAGCTGATTTTGTGCAACAAGGTAAAAAACCTTATTATATTAATTTAGAAGCAGGTAATAGGTTTAGTATTATAGCTCTTCATTTAGGATTAAAAGAGGGAGATTTTTATTATGCTACTGAATTCGATCCAGAAGAAATAGAGTTAGAAGATAACGCTATTACTATTATAGATTGGTTATTACCAAAAGATTATTCTACTACTGATAAAATATTTCAACATTTTAGTAAACAATTAGTAAAACATAAAGGAAATTTGATAGTGTTTGTTCAATTGAGAAGTAATGGTGATTTTTTTGCTAAAGATTTAATAGGTTTTTTTCCTTCTTTAGTGGCAAGGTACTTTTACGATGATGATACTGGTGAAACTGGATATTGGAATGTAGATTATATTAGGGAAAGTAAGCATAGGTATATTAAAGAAATGAAAATACCATGTAAGTATTTATGGGAAGAAAAAAGATTAATAAGAATAGATGAATTAGAAAGAGGTAAATAATGAAAGAAAAATTAACAAAAATAGACTTAGAACTTAAAAAGATACTAAGAGAAACAGAGAAGAATATGAGAAAGAAAAAATTAAATGACGAATTACAAGATATAGTTAATTTAATTAATAAATTCTCATCCTTACAAAATAAAGATAATCTTGTTATGGTTGGTGGAATAGTTGTTTTTGATGATAGAGGAGAAGTAGATAGTAAAAAGAATGTATTATTTGCTTTTGGGAATAAAGAAAATATTAGATTAACCTTAAATGAATTAAGGGATAGAATTGAAGATAATGCGGATGAAGAAGATTTTGTAGATTTTTAATGAAAAGTAATGATGAGCAATTTTATAATTTATCTAGCGGGTTATATAAGTGGTAAGAAACTAAAAGAATGCATAGAGTGGAGAAAATATTTAAGGACTTACTATGCTTCTAAAGGTTGGTCAATAGTGTGGCTTGATCCTCTTAAAGGTTTAACTGCTCGTGATATAGAACCTCATGCTATAGTACATCGTGATTATAATAGTGTAAAAAAGGCTAATTTAATAGTAGCTAATCTCAATACATTTGGACAGGAAAGACCAAGTGTTGGAACTTTTTGTGAGTTAGCTTGGGCATGGGAACAGAAAAAACCTATTGTTATAATTACAGAAAAAGAGTATTATATAAAACATCCTTTTATAAATTATTTTGCAAGTTGGATAGTTAAGAATGTAGAAGAAGTAGTAGGAAAGAAAATAATCCCTTATTTTTATAAGGGAACAGTAACGGCAAAATATTAAGGAGGTGGAAGATGAAAGAAAAGAAAGAGTTGAGTTCTATAAGAGGTAAAATAAATACTTTAGAGGATAGTATTTTAGATGAAATGCAAGATTTTTCTATATCAATGGGTAAATTAATTGAGAAATATGAGAGTTTTTGGGGTAGAATGATAGATCATATTCTTGATGAGACTAGTAATATATTTAAAAGAATTAAAATAGAAGAAAAAAATGGTAAGGTAATTAAAGTAGTTGTAGATGGGAAAGAGTATGTAAAGAAGGAGAAATAATATGCCTTATATAAGAAAAGAGGTAAGAAAAGAAATCGATAATATTGAAGTTTATAAATTGTTTATAAATATGCCATTAGAACAATTTGTAGGTAATCTAAGCTATTTAATATATAAGATTATTAAAATGTGGTTAACAAGACATGAGAAGAGATATTATACCTTGTGTGCTATTTTGGGGGCTTTATCTTCCGTAAAAGTAGAAATAGAAAGAAGGATATTAAGTCCATATGAATTGAGTAGGAAGGTGGAAAATGGAGACATCTAAAAAAGAGGAAAAAAAAGATAAGAGAAAGAGAATAGATCCTAAGGCTTGGGCTAAGAAATATCTAAAGGATGGATGGGAATTTGAACATTTTGCTGGCTTTGGAGATGGAAAAGTAATTTTGTGTGATATTTGTGGGAAAAGAAGCAGTGTTAGAGGAGAACTAATAAATGAAAAATGGGTCTATAGATGCTCAATGTGCAGGAGCAAAAACTTATTGCCTAAAAAAGAAGAAGATACAACAGAAACTAAATCTTAAGTTAAAAGAAGGATATTATTTAGGGTTAGATACCGCTTTAAAGACAGGTTGGTGTAAAATAAGAATAGTTAATGATAATATATTTATAGAGGGTGGGTCTGTAGATGTTAATAAAATAAAAGGGATAAATAGATTATTTACTTTAATAGATGTTTTTAGGAAATTAATAACAGGTAAAGAGGACGCAATTATTATAGAAGATACTTTTAATAGGCTAAATCCAGTTGCTTTTAAGCTTATAAGCAGGATAGGAATGATAGTATTTGTTATAGGGTATATAAAAGGGATTAGAAATATGCAGTGGAAGTATGCTAATTCTGCAAGAAAAGAACTAGGATTTAAAGGAAATCTAAAAAAAGAAGAATTTCAAATACAGTTTTTAAATAAACTGGGAATAGAAGAGAAAGACAATGATTACGTCGATGCTATAGCATTAGCTATGTCTGGAGCTAAATATGAGAAATATGGTTTTAAATGGTGATTGTTTAATAGAACTGAAAAAAATTCCTAGTAATACTGTAGATTTGGTTGTCACTTGCTATTCAGAAGATACTGAGGTTTTAACTGATAAAGGCTGGAAATTTTTTAAAGACTTAAATAGAGAGGACTTAATCGCAACTTTAAATCCTAAAACGGAATATTTAGAGTATCAAAAGCCTATCGAATATCAGAAAAGCTTTTATGAAGGAGAAATGTTTTTAATAGAACATAAGAATATAAATTTATTAATTACACCTAATCATAATCTTTATTATCGTTCTCAATGGAATGCAAAAAAGAACAATTATAAACTTTCTCCTGTTAAGAATTTAAATCTTTCGGCTTCAACTTTAATATTTTTTAAAAATCAAGTTAAATGGGAAGGAAAAAGTGAAAAATATTTTATTTTGCCCGAAGTGAAACTGTCTCATAGATTTAAATATAAAAATATAAAAACAAAAATTCCGATAGAAGATTGGTTACATTTTTTGGGGTGGTTTATAGCCGAAGGTTCTTTAGGTAAAATTTCTAAAATAGTAATAACACAAAAGAAATATAAAGAAGAGATAGAAGAGCTCCTTAAGAGATTACCTTTTTCTTATAGGAAATATGAAAGAAGAAATGGAACTTGTGATTTTAAGATTACTTCTAAACAGCTTTATAATTATCTTCTTAAAAATATAGGAAAAAAACAAGAAGAAAGAAAGATACCAACAGAATTTCTTCGACTCAAAAAGAAATATCTATCTACTCTATTTGAAGCACTGATGAAAGGAGATGGAGATAACTTTAAGAGAGGACGATACTGGACGACATCTCCTTATTTGGCCAATCAAATTCAAGAAATAATATTAAAATTGGAATATAACTCTAATTTAAAAATTAGAAAAAGAGAGAAACGGAAAAAATTTTATCAGATTTCTATTCAGAAAAATAAAGAATGTGAAATAAAGCTAAATAAACATATTAGAAAAATATTTTATAGAGGTTTTGTTTACTGTGTTTCTGTTCCTAATAAAACATTAGTTGTTCGAAGACAAGGAAAAATAAGTATTTGTGGAAATAGCCCCCCTTATAATATAGGAATAGATTATGATAGTTGGAATGATAATTTAGATTGGAAAGATTATTATAATTGGTGTAGGAAATGGTTAAAAGAAACCTATAGAGTTTTAAAAGAAGATGGAAGATTTTGTTTAAATCATTATTTATCTTTAGGTAAGAGTTTTAAAAGAGAAGCTCCTCTAATGAACTTAAATTATATTAGTTGTTTTGAAATAGGATATAAACATCATTCTGTAGCTATATGGAAAGATATTACTTTGGCTAGAAAAACCGCTTGGGGAAGTTGGTTAAGTGCTTCTAGTCCATATTTAAACAGTCCTTTCGAGGGTATTTTGATATTGTATAAAAAGTATTGGAAAAAACAAAAAGAAGGAATAAGCACTATAAATAAACAGGATTTTATTGATGCTTGTAGAGGAATTTGGAATTTAGGAACAGATGGTAAAAGACTTACAAAAGCAACTTTCCCTGAAAAATTACCAGAATATTGCATTAATTTGCTCTCTTATAAAGGTGATTTAATTTTAGACCCTTTTGCTGGAAGTGGAACTACTTTGGTTGTTGCTAAGAGATTAAAAAGAAATTATATAGGAATAGAGATTAGTAAGAGTTATTGTGATATTATTAAAAAGAGATTGGGACAAGAATATTTATGAGAAATTATAAAAAAAGTAGTAAAGCAGGATTTAAACTAGAAGAATTTGTTGCTAATAATTTAAAGATTATAGATAAATATTCTAGACCTACACGAGGTTCGGGATCAGGTAATGAAATTGGAGATGTAAGTAATAAATATTTTTATATTGACTGTAAAGAGAAACATACTAGTAGCAATATAATTCTAAAATATAAGGAAGAATGGTTACATTTATATAACAAACTTCCTTTAAGTAATAATAAACCTCTTATATTTATTGTAGAGAATAAGGAAAGAGAACAATTTGTTATATTGAACTTTAATGATTTTTTAAGGATAATAGAAAAAGGAGTGAAGTAAAATAATGGCAGATATAAATAAATTACGAAAATTACTTAAAGAGACAAATAAGAAATTAGGTTTAAATGCTATGAGGTTTGGATCTGATCTTTTAGTGAGAGAAAGACAGTCTACAGGTATAGCGGAAATAGATAAATTTTTAGGTGGAGGATTTCCCTACGGACAATTTTCTGTGGTGTGGGGAGAAACAGCTAGTGGTAAGACTTCTTTGATGTATTCTACTATTGCAAAAGCACAGAAAGAAGGAAAAGTTTGTTATTATATAGCTATGGAAGCAAGCTATGATAGTAAAAGAGCAAAATTATTTGGAGTTAATACTGATGAATTAGTAATAGGTCAATTTCCTACAGCAGAAAAAGCATTAGATACTATTATAAAATTATCTAATGAAAAAGCTGTTGATTTAGTGATACTTGACTCGATTCATGGTTTAGCTCCAAAAGGCGAGGTTGAAGATAAAAAGGGAGAAAAGAGTTTGGAAGATGACACTATGGCATTATTAGCAAGGAAATTAAGTCAATTCTTCAGGAGAGCTGTTCATCCTGTTAGTCAGGGAAATGTTTGTGTTATATTAATAGGACAAACTAGAACAAGTGTAGGTTTTATCGCTTTAGAACAACTGACCAGTGGGAATGCATTAAAACATTATGCTTCTTTGATACTTCATATGCGAAGGGGTCAAAAATCAGATAGCCCCACTAGATCTATTAAAGATGAAAACGGGAAGACAAAAAGAATAATAGTAGGATTTGATTGTAAGATAAAGATGGATAAAACACAGATTACAGGAACAGAACATGAATTAAGTGAGATTCATGTCCCTTTTTATTTTGAAGGTGGATTTGGTGAAGCGATAAGAAAAAGGAGGAAAAGATGACGATAAAAGAACAAACAAATTTACTTACAAATGTTATTGCTAGTTTACAGGGTTTAAAAAATGCAATTGGTGGAATAGGAACAGATAATACTACAAAAGCAGGAAATGGCAAAAAAATTATATTTCTAAAACAATTAAAATATGATTCTAAATGTTTTAATTGTGGGGTTAGGTTAAGAAAAGAATATGGTGGATATTATGCTCCTGATAGTAAGAAAATTTATTGTAAAAAATGTTCTTTAAGTTTGCAGAAATGATAGATAGGAGGTAGGAGATGATAGAAGAATTAGTTAGTAAAATAGAAGAAATATATAGAAGTGGAGAGGATTATATTAAAGAAGCTAGAGATATAGCCCAGAAAATGAAAGAATATCCCAATAAATTAGATAACGTATTCTACCTAGATTGCCAAGATAAATTAGACATTATTTATGATGAATTATTGGAGAGGTCGTTACGAGTATCTACGTTATTAAAAGATGCAGAGGCATTTGCTATTTTATCAGTTAGAGATAAATATCAAGACGAAAAGAAAAAACCTAATGCAGATCAATTAAAATCTGAAGCTAGAGAACTATATAGTAGTATAGCTTCTTATGATGCAGTATTAGATTCTTGGCAAAAGTCTGTTAGAAATTATGTTTCTGGTGCTAGGGCTCATATTAATGCTTTAGCAGGAAGGGAGAATAAGAGTGAATAGCTTGCCGTTAGTTAATATAGGAAATAAGGATAGGATTATATATTTATTTCTAAGAAGAGATAAACAATTAATAATAAGAAAAGATAAGTCTTTTTATCCTTATTTCTTCGAACCTGATGAGAAGGGAAATTATTTAAGTTATGACGGAATTCCATTAAAGAAAGTTATAACAAATACTCCTAAAGAAATACCAATAATTAGGAGCGAAGATAGTTATAGTAGCGATATAAAATATACGAAAGTATATACTATAGATAAAATTGATAATATAGAAAAAACTAATTATAGATTTGCGTTCTTAGATATAGAAATACAAAGTAGGGATGAGTTTCCTGATCCTAAAACAGCAAAATATCCAATTTCTTCTATAACTTATTGGGATAATTATAATAAGGAATATAGAAATTGGTTTCTCTTAGATTATGCCACCGAAGGAGAAATGTTAGATAGTTTTGTTAAATATATTAATGCAAATACACCCGATATTATTTTAGGATGGAATGTAGTGAAGTTTGATTATCCTTATTTGAATAATAGAATAAAAAATTTTGCAAGAAAAATTAGTCCTGTTCATTTGGTTAGAAAGGGAGAAGGAAAAGATATATTTTATCCTATAGGCATAAGTATTGTGGATTATCTTGCGATGTTTAAAAAGGTATTTATAAGAGAAAAAATATTTAACTTAGATTATATAGGAGAAAAATATTTGGGAAAAGGAAAACAGTATAAAAATAAGGATTTAGATTTTGGGTCTTTAGATAAAGAAATTAAGTTAAGAAATATAGATGATGTTAAAATTCTTGTTGCTTTAGAAGAAAAATATAATTTATTTCCTTATTATGATGAAATAAGAAGATTAGCATTGTGTCAATGGGAAGATTTAATTTTTAATAGTAGAATAATAGAGATGCTTCTGTTTAAAGAAGCTAAAAAGAAAAATATAATTTTACCAAATAAAAAAGAGAATAAAGAAGAGAAAATAAAAGGAGCTATAAGAAATAGTTTAGCTTTAGGAGATTATTATGGTGTAGGGACAGCTGATCTTACATCAGCTTACCCTTCTATGATAATAAATTTTTGTTTAGACAGTAATAATATAAGCAATAAAAAGGAAAAAAATACTGTAGAAATAAATGGAATTTGTTTTAGGCAAGATCCAGAAGCATTAGTTCCTTTAGTATTAAGAAAAATACTAACTCTTAAAAATGAACTGAAGCCAAAAGCTAAAAAAGATCATAGTCTTAAAAATTTATATATGGCGGTAAAAGGAATTACGAATTCGGGCTATGGGGTTTTAGCCAACGAGCATTTTAGATTGTTTGATCCAAGAGTTTCGGGGGCAACTACTTATTTGGTTAGGAATGTTTTAAATTATGTTATGCACAAGATAAAAAAAGATGGATATAAGATATTATATTATGATACAGATAGTTGCTTCTACGATACTAAGGAAGATATAACAGATAAACTTAATGCTTATATACAAGAATGGGCAAGAAAGATGGGGAAGGATAATATAGATTTAGAATTTGATTATGAAGGTTATTTTGATAAAATATTCTTTTTGGGAAGATGTCATTATTATGCTTATATGCATGGAGAAAAAGAACCAGAGATAAAAGGAGTGGAAATAAAAAGAAGTAGTTCAAGTAAGTATGAAGCTTATTTTCAGAAAGAATTATTTGAGAAGATCTTTGATAAAGAAACTATAGATAGTATAGTAGACTGGATTAAAAAAGAGATGATAAGGATAAAAACTTTGGATCCAGTAGAATATGGTTTTCCTTTTAGAAAAAATGAAAAAAAGTATGTATATGAACCTATATTTATAAGAGCTTATAATAATACAAAATATTTATATGGTAAATCTCTTAATACTACTAAACCAATGTATTATACTTATATACAAGAAAGGTCATTTAATAATAATAAAGCTATAGATGTAATTGCTTTTTCAGAAGATTTTAAAGATTTTTTAAGTAAAGAAAAAATAGATTGGAATAAGATGATAGATAGAAATATAGTATCTAAAGCAGAGGCAATTTTTGAAGCTAAAGGATGGAATATAAATTTAATAAAACCGCAAGTAATACTCTTTTAATAGAGATAAATGGAGGTACAGTATGAATATATGGCAGGTAAAAATACAGAATATGGAAAGTCATCAAATCTTTTATACTTTCTTACATGGATTAACTGAATTATCTACATTCTTGGCAGGAGTTAACAGAAATTTATATATAGTAAGGGAGATAAAAGGTTTGGAAGCGGGAACTATAAAAGAACCTGAGCATTTTTTTGCTAGAGAGGCACAATTAGAGTTAGGTGTTAACTAAAAATAAAGGAGGGTAGAGATGGCACTTACTATAGTAGATTTAATTGAGGAAGTGAAGAAAGCAGAAGAAGAATCTGGTAAAGCAAAAACCAATGAAGATTTCTACAAAATAATTGTTAAACTAGTTACTTTGATTCTTAAGTTATTGCAAAGTATAAGGTCAAATCAAGTAAAGCTACTAAGGGCTCAGGGGATTCCTGTTGGTAGAAAGGAATATCCCAGTAAAGAGAAAGAAGAGAAAAGTAAGTAAAAAATTGGGGAGTGGCTATACTAGCCCTCCCTACCAAAGGATAAATATATAAATAAAATTTTATATTTGAGAAAGGAGAAGAAAAGTGAGTCATATGAGTATTTATACTTCACCAATAATAACAGAATCATTTTTAAAAAAATATAAGAAAAGACAACCCAATTGGGGATTAAATGGATTAGGATATGTAGTGTATAAAAGAACATATTCTAGAATTAAGCCTAATGGAAGTAAAGAAGAGTGGTATGAAACAATAGCTAGATGTATAAACGGTGTTCAAGAGATAGGAGCAGAATATACTAAAGAAGAAGCAGAAAGATTATATGATTTAATATTTAATTTAAAATGTTCTTTTGCTGGGAGAATGTTGTGGCAGTTAGGAACAAAAAATGTTAAAAGATTTGGTGCAAATTCACTTCTTAATTGTTGGGGTATAAAACTAGATAGTATTGATAGTTTTTGTTTCTTATTTGAGAATCTAATGTTAGGAGGAGGAGTTGGATTTTCTATCAGAAGAGAAGATGTTCATGAATTGCCTAGAGTAAAAAAAGATGTAGTAATAACCCATAAGAATACTAAAGACGCAGATTTTATAGTACCTGATAGTAGAGAAGGATGGGTATATTTATTAAGAAAAGTATTAAAATCGTTTTTTTATTCAGGAAAATCCTTTACTTATTCTACTATATTGGTTAGAGGATATGGGGAACCAATAAAAGGATTTGGAGGAACAGCCAGCGGTCCAAAAATTCTTATAAATGGAATAGAAAATATTTGTAAGATATTACGGGCAAGAGAAGGAAAAAAATTAAGATCACTTGACGCTTTAGATATAGCAAATAATATTGCAAGCATTGTTGTTAGCGGTAATATCAGAAGATGTTTGCCTTATGATAGTCTAGTACATTGCAAAGATGGACTAAAAGAAATAGATAAAATTAAAGTTGATGATAAAGTACTAACTACTGAAGGATATAGAAAAGTAAAAAATATTTTTTATCAAGGAGAACAAGAAGTATATAAGATAACTACAGAAAATAGTGAATTTGAAGCCACTGGAAATCACAGAGTTGCTGTTATGATTTCTATCAATGAATATATTTGGAAAACTGTTAGAGATTTAAAGAAAGGTGATAATTTAATATTAACAAGAAAAAGTATTGAAGGTAAAAAAACTTATTTACCTTCTTGGGAATATATTAAACCAAAAAAAAGTACAACATGTAAGAATATAATAATTCCTGAGTTAGATGAAGATATTGCTTGGTTAATAGGAACTATCCATGCTAATGGTTATGTTTATGCTAATAAGGAAAAAAATGGTTTTAATGCTAGATTAACGATTGCTTTTAATAAAAAAGATATTAAATTGGCTCTTAAAGCAATTAGAATATTAAGAAGATTTAATGTTAATCCAATTTTAAAAGAAAGAAAAAAAGAAAATACTATAGTAGTTAGAGTAATGTCAAAACAATTGGCATGGTACTTTTATAATAATATTAAAAAACCTAAAACTCCTATAATAATACCTTCTTTTATTAAAGAAGCCAAGGAAAATATTAAATTAAGTTATTTATATGGAATTGCTGAATGTGATGGAGCTTTAAATAATAAACCAATTAGGATTGTTGGTACAATATATAATTCTTTTGCTTTAGATATTCAAAGATTATTATTTTCTTGTGGGATAGAAACAAAATTGGGAGGAGGCAAATCTAGAAAAAATAAAAAATGGAAACCTATTTGGCATGTTTCTCTTATGAGTATTGATTCACAAAGAAAATTTTTGGATAAAAATAAACTTTTGAAATCTTTTAAAGTTAATAAATTTTCAAGATTATCAAATTCTTATTCAAAAGAATTGATTAAAAACAGTGGAATAAAAATAAAGATACAAGAAAAGTTATCTTTAGATAGATACATCAAGAAAATCAGTGACAGAGTTGCTTATATACCTTCAAAAGTAATTAAAATTGAGAAAAGCAGGAAAGTTAAAACCTATGATATTGAAGTAAAAGATAAAAATGAATTTTTTTGTAATGGATATTTAGTACATAACTCAGCGACAATGGCTCTTGGTGATCCTGATGATTATTTGTTTATAAGAGCAAAAAGATGGAATAAGGGTAATATACCTAATTGGAGAGCTATGAGTAATAATACTATTTATGCTGATGATTATGATCATATTATTCCTGAAGTCTGGGAAGGTTATAAAGGAAATGGAGAACCTTATGGTCTTTTTAATGTAGAACTATCTCAAAAGTATGGAAGATTGGGAGAGAAAATAAAAGACAATTGTGAATTACTAAATCCTTGTGTTACTGGTGATACTTATATAAATACTGTTGAAAGAGGTTTTATCAAAATTGAAGATTTGTATAAACTTCAAGAAAGTGGTTTTGATGGGTTTTTAGAAGTTAAAAGAATAAAAGTACATTGTCTAGATAGAGCAAACCAAAAAAGTACTGCTTCCATCGTAAGAGTTTTTAAAACTAGAAAAAATGCAAAAATAATTAAAATTAGAACAAGAGGAGGAGTCATAAAATGTACTTATGATCATCTTATAAATACTATAAATAGAGGATGGGTAAAGGCTATTGAGTTGAAAAATAATGATATCTTATATGGACTAAGTGGTAGGAGTAATGTCGTTTGCGCTAGAGATATTCTTGGTGTAGAAAAAGTTGAGAATGAAGATGTATATGATATGTCTTTATTTAGTCAGCATAATTTTTTTGCTACTAGTGAATTAAAAGGAAAAAATGATATTAAATTTAGTGGTATCTGTATTCATAATTGTGGAGAGGTTAATATTGAAAGTGCTGAATGCTGCAATTTGTCTGATACCTTTTTACCCAATGTTAATTCAAAAGAAGAATTATGGGATTGTATACGGTTATTATATAAGACACAGAAGACTGTTGCAGCAATGCCTTTTATACATGAAGTAACAAATAAAGTTGTTCATAGGAATATGAGATTAGGAATAGGAATAACAGGAATATGTCAATCCTTGAATAAATTAGAATGGTTGGATAATATTTACAAAAAAATAAGAAAATTTGATAAGGAATGGAGTAAAAAAAGAGGATGGAATGAAAGTATAAAATTAACTACTATAAAACCTAGTGGGTGTGGGGTGAAAGATACAGAAATAAGAACTGAAAAGGGAATAATGACTTATGAAGAAATATTTAGATATTTCGGCTATGACATATATAAATATAAAAATAGAGTTTGGTTGCCTACAAAAAATAAAATACTTAAAGTATATAATAAAGAAAATAAGTTAGAGAAAATATCAAAATTATATTTTAATGGAAAAGAAGAAGTATATAAATTTACTACAGAAGATGGGAAAACACATTATTTTACGAAAGATCATAGTTTTTTAGTAAGAAATAAAGGTTGGATAAAAGTAAAAGACTTAAAAGAAGGAGATGATATAATTGAGTATAGAGAAATGTAAAAAATGTGGGGGAAAGTTTAGAAAAAATGCTCGTAAAGGCAAGACAGTCACTTTTTTACATATACCAAGTAATGAAGAAGTAACTTTAACTGCGTTTAAAGATATGTGTTATTTTTGTGCTAAAAATGAATACGCAAACTGGATTAAAAAACGCAATTTAAAAATGAATGGAAGATTTCAAAAAGAGTTTTGGATATATCATTTCCCAGAATATAAAAATAAAATTGAAAATAGATCACAAGGAAAAGGATCTTTACAACATTACTTAAATATTGGAAGAACAGAAAAAGATTATAAAGAAAAAAACAAACTGTTATCAGTTGGTTACGATACATTAAAGAGAAATGGTTTATCAGAAAGTGAAATAAAAGGAATAAAAGATAAACATTCAAAAAAATCTGCTATAAATCTTGAAAATTTAATAAGAATATATGGAAAAAAAGAAGGAACGCAAAGATATATATCTCGGTTATTATCTTCGAGAGAAAGGAGTATATGGTGTAGAGAATACTGGGTTAAAAAGGGATATACTATCAAAGAAGCAAAAGAAAAGATTTCTAAACTACAAATAAGAGATAAACATTGGTTTATAAAAAAATATGGTACAAAAGTTGGGTTAAAGAAATATAAAGACTGGTGTAGAAAAAAGTCTGTAACATTAGATAATTATATATCTAAATACGGAGATAAACTCGGTAAGAAAAAATTTAATAAAGTAAGAAGTAATAAAACTTATTCTAATTTAGAATATAATTTTTTTAAAGATTTGGTTGCAAGATATGAAAAAAAGAAGAATGTTTTTTGGGGGGATAACCAATGGAAATTTGGTCTGAGAAAAAGTGAATGGAAATATTATAATAAAAAGGTTTTTTATATAGATTTTTTAGATAAAGATAAAAAGAAAATTATAGAGTTTAATGGAGATTTATTTCATGCCAACAAATTATTTTTTGCAGAAGATGACATCTGCAATCCTTTTAATAAGTTAACAGCTAAAGAAATATGGGAAAATGACAGAAGAAGGTATGAATTTTACACAAAGTTAGGATATAAATATTTA